CTGGTCAAGCTGATACAGGATTTATCGCAGATGAAGTTCAAGCTGTAGTTTCTAATGCTGTAGTTGGTGAAGCCAATGCAGTTGATTCAAAAGGTGATCCAGTTTATCAAATGGTTGATTTGTCTACTCCCGAAATGATGGCTAATATCATTGCAGAGCTTAAATCTCTCAGAGCACGCTTGAAAGCCGCAAACATTGCTTGATATAATAGTTATGGCAATTTCGCCATTTTAAGGAACTATGATGCTAACACCTGAACAAATTTTTCAAAATCAACCCATTACAATCCCCGCCAGTTTGGTTAACCAAGTTTGGGGCTATATTGCTTCAAAACCATCGGCAGAGACTGCTATGCTTGTTATTATGTTTCAACAAGCTGTAGGCGCACAAATGAAGGCTTTGGAAGATGCCGCCAACGCATCTCAACCTGCTGAAGCTCCTGCCGAAGCAACACCTGCCGCTTAAAATGACTACTCTAGCAGACGTGGATAAGAAAATCGACTCTCACGTTGATGTATGTGCTGTTCGGTATGAGGGTATAGATCAGCAAATGCGTGGTGTGAATGCTCGATTAAAACGCTTGGAAACCATCTTTATTGGTGGAACAGGCGCAATTATTTTACTTCTGCTAGAGTTAGTTTTGAGAAAATAAAATGCTTGATCCTATCTCCATTTCAGCCGCATTTTCGTTGGCTCAAGGAGCAATAGCAGGGGTCAAAAGATGCGTAGAACTGTACAAAGAAGCCAAAGAAGTTGGCGGTGATGTAGCTGAAATTACTGCTGAAGTTACAGGGCACATTGGTGCTTTTATGGAACACAGCGAGGCAATGGCTGTAGCTGTTGAAGAATCAAAGAAAAAACCTCCTGCTAGAGGGGAAAGCCTGAACAAACGTGCATTTGACAATATTATGAAATTGCGTCAATTGCAGGAATCGGAAAGAGAATTAAAAGACTTTTTGATCTACCAAACGCCCGGTTGGGGAGCGATTTGGACAGAGTTTGAACAAGAAAGGGCAAAGCTCAGAAAGGAGCAGGAGGCCGCTGAGCGAGAGGCAAAAAAGCCGCACAAGAAGCTCTTAGGAAACGTAGAGCAATTATTGAAAAGTATCAAGTTAGAGCAATCGTCATTATTGCCGTGTTTTTGATAACATTGGAAATAGCCGGTTTAATGTATTGGGTACATCAAGATTATCAAAAGAGCAAATATCATTTGGAGGATACAAAATGAGTTGGATCGAATCAATCGCCCCTACCATCGCAAGCGCATTAGGAGGCCCATTGGCGGGCATGGCAGTAGAAGCCGTATCCAAAGCAATAGGCGTTGATCCTAGTGCTGTTCAAGACACCATTAACTCTGGAAAGCTCACCGCCGACCAAATAGCTGGCATTCAATCTGCTGAACTTGCATTGAAAGCAAAAGCTCAAGAATTGGGATTAGACTTTGAGCAACTAGCCGTACAAGATCGCAAATCAGCTAGGGATATGCAATCAAACACTAAAAGTTTTATACCGCCTTTGCTTGCTATTCTTATCACAGTTGGATTTTTTGGAATACTTGGTGGTCTTATGACCGGAAAAGTTGATTCATCAAGTCAAGCTCTAATGATTATGCTTGGATCTCTTGGAACAGCTTGGACAGGTATCATCGCTTTTTATTTTGGTAGCTCTGCATCAAGCCAAAACAAAGACATTCTTCTTCACCAATCAACACCCGCAAAATAATGAATCTCACAGAACACTTTACAATTGAAGAATTGACAATCACAGAACATCGTGAATTTGACAATACTCCCAATGAATCAGAAAAAGCCAATCTTTTGCGTTTGGCTACATTTCTTGAAGACGTTAAAAAACTGTTGGATAACAAACCAGTAATGGTTAATTCTGCATTTCGCAGTAAGGCCGTGAATGATGCTGTTGGTTCAAAAGACACATCTCAACATCGTGTAGGGTGTGCGGCTGACCTAAGAATTCCCGGAATGACACCGGATCAAGTTGTTCAAACAATCATTAAAAGTGATTTACCATTTGACCAAGTAATTCGTGAATTTGATCGTTGGACACATATCAGCGTTCCTAATGATCCTAATGGTAAACCTAGAAGACAAGCTCTTATCATTGATAAGACAGGCACAAGACCTTACGCATAATTATTTTTTTCTTTCAGCATGGCTTCGATGTAACGCCATGTTTCAATCATGTCTACATATTCACCTGATGCACTATGAGCACCACCATATGCACTTCGAGAATCGTCAGACCAATAATCTAAAGCCTTATTCATGTCTTCATCTGTCAATCCTACAAATGTGCGTTGTGGTGTGGTGTAGAGCTTTGTACCTTGTGGCAGTGGTCCATTTGTCCATTCAATGGTATAGCGACTTATGTGAACTTCTGCTACCAATGCCACAGGCTCATCTTTTGTTTTTATTTGTGGTGAGGTGTAAAGAGGTACTGTATAACTACCTTCTTCACGCTCATGTTCGGCAGGGCAGATTACATCAAGGATAACACCGTCCTTTTCCATGCCCCATGCAACAAGATGGTTTGGCTTTGGAGCATATGCAAAAACATGAGGCCATGTTCTTGGATCAGGATTGTGATTTGGATGCATGGCTTTTAAGTCAATAAACTCCCATAGCAAACGTTCTAATTTATCCGACACAGGCTCATCTTTTGTTTCTAGTTCTAACCTAGATTTTTGATCGTATAAACCAAGCAAATAAGATTTTCTGTCTAATAGTCCTTCTTTTGTTTCTAGTGTTTCTTTAATGGCGGTGATGGATTTCATTATTTTTTGTATTTCAGGATTCTGGTCAACAAAATTTAAAAAAACATCATTTCTATCACGAACAGCATACCAATGTATGATTTCTTTCATTGAATCCAAGGCAAGTTGTAATGCTTCATCTTTAGTCATTTCGCATCCTTCCAAATCCATCCCAACAACTCAGTTGTGTTTTTAATTTGTTCATCAGTTGGCTTTTGATACATTGCAAATGTTGTTGTAGGCCCACCACCATACAAACACCAATAACCAACTGGTTCAGGAGGTTTGTAAAAGGTAACAACTTCTTTAGCCGTTCCAATTCCTACGTCACCTGTTATTGGGTCTACCCTTAATCTAGTATCTAACTCACCATTTTCTTTATATGTTGGTAATGGATTCATGTTTTTTCTCCTTGCATTTGTGAAACGGCAGAACCCGACCAATCCAACCAATCAATTCACCACATTTTTGGCAACAATAAGATGGATGTTTTGTTTTCATTCTTTTCCCCTTGCTCGTATCCAATCACGAAAATGAAAATATTGCGGAGGTATTAATTCTGCACACTTTTCACGTTCTTTTTCTGCTACCAGTTTGGCAAAAGCCACAAAGTCTTCTAGTGGCAAACGACCAATAGCAAACGATTTGTCTTCATGCTTTCCAACGGACTTTGAGCCATCCAAAGCAACGCCAATAGCCAATCCAGCTTCTTTAGCCATCTCTATAATTTCTTCTTTAGTCATTCTTGTCCCCTTGCTCGGATAGCGTCTCCCCATGTTCCACCACCTTCTTTCAAAATCCAATCAGACATAGTGGCACATTCCTCACGTTCTTTTTCTGTTACTAGCTTGGCAAACTGTACTAAACTATCTAGCCACATTAACTCACCAGTTACATAGTCGTACGGTAACTTTGCTTTATGACCCATTTCTATGATTTCTTGTTTAGTCATATTTTTTCCACAATTGGCCTCGCTTTTTTTTGCATGATTGTTTTGTTTACTAAATTTATTGCTGATTCAACATCTTTAACTGTTGATGCTTCTAGTTGTGCGTCATGCAATTCCATTAAAAAATTAATTGCTTTTAATTCAACTCCTTTAGCAACAAATCTATAAGTACCAGCTCCTCGTTTTGCACATTCGTACAAAGCATCTTGGGCTTTTCTTATTTCTTTTGCATAATCATCACCAATTTTTTGAATAGCTAATGCTTCTGTAATATTGAAAGCACTAATTAAAGTATCAATATCTTCTTTTGTGGCTTGTCCAAGTCTTAATGCTTCTAATGCCAAATGATTTTTCAATTGAAGGTTTATCAATACATCTTTATGTTTTGCCAATGGTTGAAAACCAGAAACAACATAACTAATCGTGTCTAAAATTATTCCTTTAGGACGGTATTTAGATCTTTTTTTCATTTTTCATATTTCTAACAAAAGCCGCAAATGAAGCTGAAGTATTGCCAAATGGCATTTTGTCAAATTCTTGAGCGACTTCTTCTAACACTTGATTACGAACGAGATTTGCAAAATTTTCAAATTCTTCATCGGTCAATGGTTTAAGTTTATTGTTTGTCATTTTGTAAATTCTCAATCGTGAGCCAGAAAATAAAAAATATTCCACTAATTATTACAGTCAAAAAAGATAATGCTAAAAACCATAATGTTATGTTGATTAAGTCATCCATGTTTGCTCCTAGCTAAACCAAAGATAAAAACCATGAACAATACCGATGGGAAAGAATATAGCTCCTGCCAATAAAAATCCCCATGCGGCATGACCAACGCAATAGATAACGTGAGTTAACCATGCACAAAAAGATGCAAGTACAATCATTTCACTCATCTTATCCTCGCTACTTTTGCTTTTCTTAAAGCTAGTTCATATTGCTCTTTACCTGCATCGTCAAGTTTTCTCAATGGTAAGTTTTGATAATATCTCCATTTGTCTTGATATTCTTTAAGCTCAGATGGAGGTACCCAACCCAAAGCTCTCCATCTCTCCATAATGCTTGTACCGCTTGGTGTCCAAACGTATTCATCTTTCTTTTTCATTTCGCCTCCTGAGTTGATAAATCACCAGTTAAAACCAATGCTTGATTAATTTTATAAGTGTTAAATTCCATACCTTGTTTGACCAAATCTAAAATTAAATTAGCTTCAGATAAAGTCATTATTGAATCTTCTTTTTTTTCAAAGGAAATATTCTGATACATAAACATCTTTTCCTTGTGAATTTTTAACTTTAACTGATTTGGAAATAACTTTTACACCAGCATTTCTTAAATCACTAATTCGACTAGCCAATCTAAAACAACTAAACTTATGCAATGCTTCAAGAGCTGTTAATTTATTGCCTTTTTTTAAATATTTCAAAATTTCTTCGTTTTGAGATTTCATGGTTATTTCTCCAAAATTGAAGTTGTTAAAATCCATTCGCCAGTTTCACCAAACCAAGTTACCTCGGGCAACTTGCATTTAAAAAATTCAACTGCTTTCATTATTTCTGTTTTTGTTTTTTTATAATCACAAAGCGGTGAACCCATGTGAATTAAAATCCAGCCTCTTTCGCTATAACTTAAATATGTTTTATGATTTTCCATTTTTATTCCTCCAAAAGTCTGTCTTCAACTTCAATTAAATCACCGTGACTGAACAAATCAATTACATCTATACCATTAAAAAATATAGCCCAAATGTCTATTTCAGCAGGTTCGGGAGGTTCAGTTGGCAAACCCATTGCATCTCTGAACCCCCGATAAGGAGGGGTATATTCAAAAAGTACTTTGATTTGTGCATCATTCCAATCAAGTATTTTTTCAATCATTTTTAGTCCTTAAAAATCAATGTCATCATTGTTTGTTTCGGGCAAATTTAAAAACTTGCTATCAACAGGTTTTGGATCAAATAAACTTGCCCAACCATCCCAGCCACCTACAACGATTGGATAATTTTCAATTTTAATTTTTTCACCATATTTAGTATCAATAATTACACCAATTCTTTTAAAGCGATTTTTTTCTTCGCCTTGAGCATTGGTATATTTGTCAACTGCTACCATGATTTCTTTTTTAATTTTCGACATTTTTATTCCTAATTGATTCAAGTTTTTCTACGGTTTCATTTACTTCTTCAAGAAACTTCTTAGCTTCTTTTTCTAACATTGCAATCATTTCATCATCACGATGTTCTCGTTTAATAAATAACTGCAATCCTTCAGGCAAACGATCATCAAAACTAATAAAATCGCAAGCAGTTGCACCTGTGCAAGCCATTTGCCATTGCATTTGAATAATGTATCGTTTATCAATTTCTCCAGTTGTTAAAGTTTCAATATGTGTTGAAGTATTAGGGCATTTAATTTCAATCAAAAGATATTTAGAAACAATACCATCTGGACTAGCACCAGACATAGCAATATCAGGGTGATCGACAAATCCAATTTGATCGACCATTACTCTTTGTTTTGTTTCGTATTCAGCTCTAGCTAAAGGTTCTTTTTCAACACCTCTTAACATAGCGGCATTTGAATACGATTCAGCAACAGATTTGGTCATGCGTTCACATACAAGAGTTGCTAACATATTTTTTCGACTTGCTGAGTAACCGCTTTTGGTCGTAGCAATAATGTCAGGAATTCGAGAAGCAGATAGCTTTCCACATTTAACTGCAAACCATTCTGGCGAACCTTGTAATACATTATGAATCATTTTAGTTTCGCTTTCATAGTGTCTTTAGCAATTACTAATAATTTCAACCATTGTGGATAATGTTTAGCATACAGTTTGGCTTCTTCATAAACTTTAGCCAATGTTTCCATATCAGAACAAGCACCGATTTCTGACAACAGGTCAATCATAGTATTGTCTAAAGGTATAGAAACTTCGTGAGTATGTGAATCGGCATCGTTGTCGCCTTCTGTTGGAATAGCAAAGGCTTGAAATGCGGCATATTTATAGGCGGCTGACATTGCTTTGTTAGTTGCCTTATCTCCACTATCCATTGCTTCGCCAAACGTCTTTACGGTGTGTTTTGAGCCGTCCTCAGCGGATACAAAATCGAATTCTGCTTCGACTGTTACATAAAACAATGCTGAACCTGATTTAGACATACGTTCTACAATTTCACGGCTTAACATTCTTGGCAAAATACAAAGACCATGTTCAGCAAGCAAAGGTGACAATGCGTTGTAAACATCGTCAATACCTCGAAATTTGTAACCTGATCCTTGACTATTAGTTCTATCTTTACTAATGCCAATTTTTGACAATGCCGTTTGAACGGAATTAATTGCTTTGTAAACTTTCATAACATTTCCTTTGTAATTTCTTTAAGTTGTTCAATAGTCGATTCAAGTTCTTGTTTTAAGAATTCAACTTCCTGCATTAACAAAGCACATTGGCTTTTGTAATATCCACTTTCAAAAGCATAGCTATCACCTAATTGATATTTAGCCATTGCTTCTTTGCATTGCTTTTCAAGTATGTCAAATTTGTTCATTATGGTCTCCAATATAATACATCTAAGCAAATCACAACTATTGCTAATAAATAAACAATACGTGAGACTTTTTCAAATAGGGAATGTTTGATGGGATGGATTTCTTCGTCATAAAGCATGATTTTTCCTTAGTTAAGACCTCGAGAAGTTCAAGGGCTGAAGCAATTATAAATTCCGTAATATATTAAAGACAACAGGTTTTTCTAATATATTTGAAAATAATTTAGTTGTCGAATTTATTTCTCAGTTTATAATGCTTTGAATCTCGGCTAGGGTAGCTCCCGAAAAGACGATTCGTTACCGTCCTGCCGCCGATTCTTCTTGTAACGATGTACAAAAACGTAGGTACGAATGCACTATTACCAGTTCAACATTGGCGACTACGCCAGTCACACCCGACATCTTTCCCCTATTGAAGATATTGCTTACAGGCGATTACTTGATAACTATTATTTAAGTGAACGTCCGTTCAACAGCAATGTAACAACCGTTGCACGACAGATAGGTTTAAAGGAATACGAACAAGAAGTCGAACAAGTATTAAATGAGTTTTTTGAGCTTATTGGTGATGGATGGATTCATCATAGAGCTGAGAAAGAAATCAGCAATTACAAGTCAAAGATTGACAATGCTTCCAAGGCAGGCAAAGCATCTGCTGAAAAGAGGTTAAACGCTCGTTCAACGGACGTTCAACTAACCAATAACCATAAACCATTAACCAATAACCAAGAACCAATTATAAATACAGTACCTACGGTACTTGTCAAATCCTCATCGGATTTTGACTTGACAAGCCCGAGAATCAATTGTCCAGTTAATGAAATCGTTGATATTTATCACGAAGAATGTAAAAGTTTAGCTCGAGTAATGATGATGAATACCACTCGAAAGAAACATCTTGTCTCTCGATGGCGAGAAGTTGATGCTGAAGACAATTTACAGTCAAAAGACGAAGGGCTTGAGATTTTTAGAAATTTTTTTAGGCAAGTTAACAAATCTGATTTTTTGAGTGGCAGGACAAACAATAAGAACGGCAGGGTTTGGAAAGCAAGTTTTGATTGGCTTATGTTGCCGACAAATTTTTTGAAAGTGTGTGAAGGTCAATACGATAACGGAAGGAAATGAAAATGAGTTTTAAAAAACAATTGATTCAAAAAGAAGAACTTGAGACAGACATTACACCTTTGTTATGTAGTGAACCGTCATGTACAAAGATTTGGACAGTTCGTATGGAAGGCAGTAGACCCTATTGTTCTTTTCACCAATGGGGAGACAAAAGTCCAATAACTTTGTTACCTGAGAAAATTTCTGAAGTGCCAAAAGATGCTTGGTGGGCAAAGGATGAACTTTGATCGGTATGTTGAACATTATGCGAACTTGGCTTTACAAAAAGGATGGCTTGATTACGTAAGGCATCAAGTAAAACAAATGGAAGCAAATCCAATGTTTCAAGGTATCGAAAACGAAGTAAGACAAAGAATAAGAGAAATTCAAAATGAGAAGAGCCGCAAGGAGAGATGAAAACGAACAAGCTATCGTAGAGGCTTTAAGAGCTATTGGTGCGACTGTTTGTATGATTGGCTTACCGGTTGATCTTTTAGTTGGTTACAAAGGGGAAACTATATTGATTGAAATTAAAAATAAAAATAATAGTTATGGTAAACGAGGATTAAATCAAAACCAAATTGATTTTTTGAACGATTGGAGAGGTGGTTTGTTTTTTGTAGTTAATTCTGTAGATGAAGCAATTAAATTTTTAAAGGAGATTCCATGACTGATTTAGAAGAAATTTACAAAGCAATGGATAGTATTATTCTCGAATGTGATAATTTTCATCACGAAAAAAAAGATAGACATGGTTTTGATGAAACTTGTAAACCACTTTACAGGTTTATATTGGCTAAAGATTTATTGGAACAAATGATGAAAGAAAAAAAATGAACGACATTACAAAATCGCATCACAAAGCAGTAGACTTTATTCGTGACAATGCTGAAAGATATGCACAAGCAAAGGCAGATAGAGTTTATACTGAGGAATTCAGGAAAAGTAAAAAAGCATTGTTGATGAAAGATGCTATGTTAAACGGTATAGAAGCCGTGAATGCGCAGGAAAGAGAAGCATATAGTAATCCTGAGTATGTCGAACTTTTAAAAGGCATAGCTGAAGCTATATTGATCGAAGAAACTTTGAAATGGCAAATGATGGCGGCAAGTATGAGAGTAGATGTATGGCGAACTGAACAAGCAAATGCTCGAATGGAAGGTCGTGCGACTGAATGAATTCAAAATTAAATAAAGCAGAAAAGGATTATTTGTTTCATGTGAAACAATTACCTTGTGGTGTATGCGATCAAAGTGGTCCAAGTGATGCTCACCATATTAAGCAAGGATTACATTACTTATGTATTCCTCTTTGTAAAGATTGCCACCAAGGATCGTTTAACGGTATACATGGACAAGCTAGAATTTGGTCTGTTTATAAAAAAGATGAAATGTCAGTATTGAATGACACGATCAAAAAAATAAAGTTTGAATAAGTATTAGATTAGCCATTTAGAGAGACTTCGGTCTCTCTTTTTTTTGAACATAAAATAGCCAATATTACATATAAATAGTTACTTTTTTAAGTTTATATGGGGGTTTTCACACCTTAAAAATGCGAAAAAAGCTAAAAAAGCCGTTTAATACATTACAAATATCGCGATAATACTTATATGGACAGCAGAAAAGCAGTTCATACATTAGAAAGGATTTAAAAATGGCTAACAAATTAACAATTGAACAAGCAGACGATTTGGCTAGAGATGCATCAGAAGATCTCGGATCAATCGAAAGTACAACAACAGAAGATTTTTTAGTTTATTACGAATATGAAAACGGAGTATTTGTAGTGAATTTGAAAACAGGCAAAACCGAAACACATTTTGATTGGGAATAACATGAGCAACAAAGACATTCAAGAAATGATTGACAACGCAGACGCAAGAATGCAAAGACATTTGGCTTCATTGGAAAGCACAGATGCTAGTGAACTTTCAAAGTTTATTGTGACTATTTACGATTTGCCTTTAGCTTACACATTTAATGGTAAATCAGTTTTAAAAGCTGAAGTGTGTCATCTTGATAAAGCAAGCAGATTTGAACTTAAACGTGCTATATCACTTGCAAAAGAATCAAATAATGCTAATGGTGACAAAGGACAAGCAATCAATCTTTACGATGCATATATTGCAGAAATTAAAAGAATTATGACTTTTAAAAACGATTTGAAAGATTTTTTAAAAGAACAAAGTGTAACTGAAGAGGCTTGATTAGCCGAAACCCCGAGAGGGGTCTTACACAACTCAAAAAGGATAATTATGGCTTACAAAAAATTTTACGTAGAGGATTCAAAAAAATCGATGTTTCAAGCTCGTGAAGGGTTAGAAGGTCCATTTTTTTACGAATCTGGCGTTGTATTTTATTACGATCCAAAAGAAGGTAAGTATTACGATCCGACAACTGATTTTTATGTTGAGAACGAATATTTTCAAGCAGTTACAAATTGAAAGGATTACAAATGAAACTTAAACTAAAAGATTTATATATAGGAATGCTTGTTGTTACAACTAATGCCGATAACGGTCAAGTTTATACAGTTTCTCATATATTTCCAAATTCAACTCGTGTTGAAATTCAATGGATGGAAGGCGAGCGTCAAAGTATTCAAGGGATAGATTATTCATTACTTATGAAACCTACTTTGAAGCAAATTGAGTATTCTTTGTGGGCTTATGGTCCATTGGTTAGCTTTGATCAAATTTTAAACTTTTAAGGAGATAGAAAAATGGCTCACGAATTAACAATTAGAGAAGATGGTTTTACAGAAATGGCTTTTGTTGGCCAAACACCTTGGCATGGTCTTGGTCAACAATTGAATCAAGAATCAACAATTGAAGAATGGCAGGTGGCGGCAGGAATGAATTGGACAATCAACAAAGCTCCTGTGTTATATGCTCCAGAAGGCTTTCCTGTTCCATTCAAAGGACAAAATGTTTTATATCGTTCAGACAACAAGATGCCTTTGTCAGTTGTTTCTGATCGTTATAAACCTGTTCAACCATTAGAAGTATTAGAATTTTTTAGAGATTTGGTAGAAGAAAATGGTTTCAAAATTCATACTGCTGGAACACTTAGAGGTGGTAAACGTCTTTGGGCTTTAGCAGAAACAGGAAAGTTTGGAGAAGTATGTAAAGACGATGGTGTAGGCGGGTTTTTACTGCTTTCTACATCGTGTGATCGTACTTTAGCTACTACGGCTCGGTTTACTACTGTTCGTGTTGTTTGCAATAATACGTTATCAATGGCAAACCGAAATAATTCCAATATGGTTTCGTTTTCTCATATTTCAGAATTCGATCATGCTGGAGTTAAAGCTAAACTTGGATCTGCTGTCGAATCTTTTGGTACATTTCTTGAAGCAGCTAAGTTTCTTCAATCACAACAGTTAGGTGCACAACAAGCATCTTTGTTTGTAAAAGAATTAATTAGTTCTAATATTCAAGTTAAAAAAGAAGGAATTGAAAAAAATAGATCTTTTCAAAAGATATTATCTTTATTCGATTCAGATGCTAAAGGAATTGAATTGGTAGGTCACACTAAGTGGTCAATGCTGAATGCAGTTACTGAGTATGTAGACCATCACAATCCTTCCCGGTCAGATGATATGAGACTTGATAGTGCCTGGTTTGGATCTGGTGATAAAATGAAAGATCGAGCTTTACAATTATTGCTTGCATAAAAAACAATATATGTTAAACTGACCCCCATATATGTGTATGGGGGTTTTTTTATGGCTGAAATTCGTGCGGTATCAAGAATCAGAAAATGTTTTGAGGAGAATTCTCGTCCTTTGACATTAGCTGAAATCAAAGAATTGTTACCTGATCTTAACTCTAATGATATTTCAATGGCTCTTTGTTATTTTTTCAAACAAAGATATGTCAAAAGAGAAAAAATTCCAAACAAAATACCTCGTAAAAGAAAAACTGTTTATCAATATACTTATTTCAATGAAAAATTAAAAAAAGAGGTTACTGATGCAAGTTGAAAACATCGACATCAACAAATTAATTCCATATGTCAACAATGCAAGAACACATTCAGAAGAACAAGTAGTTCAAATTGCATCAAGTATTAGAGAATTTGGTTTTAATAACCCAATACTTGTAGACAAAGAACTATCTGTTATTGCTGGACATGGACGTTTGATGGCGGCGAGAAAGCTAGACTTAAAAACTGTTCCATGTATTAGACTAGAACATTTAACAGATACACAACGAAGGGCTTATATCATCGCTGACAACAAATTAGCTATGAACGCCGATTGGGATATAGAACTATTAGGATTGGAACTTATAAATTTACAAAACGAAGATTTTGATATTGACCTCTTAGGCTTTACTGAAGAAGAAATAAATAATATATTGAATGAAGAAGATGGTGAAATACAAGTAGAAAAAGAAAGTGTATTAGACAAGTTAGATGTTTCAATTGACGAACCAAGAAATCAAATTGAAAAACATGATAAATGGATTCTTGGCGACAAGCACGTTTTAATTTGTGCTGACGTTTTAAGAGAATGGCCTTTGTGGATCAAAGAATTAAATCAAGAAGATTGTTTGTTATTGCCTTATGCTGGTATTTATTCTGCTTTAGCTAAAAAAGCAAAAGATTTTAAGTTGGTTATTGTTCAGCCAGATACATACATTGCTTCACTTATCATAGATCGTTACCAAGATATTAACGGTACACATTCGGTAAGGAAAGCAAATGATTAATACTGGTGGCGTATGGGATTACAAAGAACAAAATGTTTATTTTTTAGCAGGTTCTCCATCTGCTTTTAACAAACAAGATGTATGTGATTACTACGATTATATATTAACTGCGGTCAATGAAATTCATAATGCTGACGATGAGCAGTTTCTTCTTGATGCAGTAAGTCGAGGTAAAAAAGTATTTATTGACTCAGGAGTGTTTAATTTAACAATGCAACATTCAAGAGCTAATAACATATCAATGGACAAAGTATTAGCATTGTCTCCAACTGAAATCGATGGCTTTGATAATTTGTTTGACAAATACACTCGAATCGTAAAAGAAATTGGAGATAGAGCTTGGGGATATATTGAAATCGATCAAGGTGGTAAAGATAACAAAATCAAGACTAGAGATCGGCTTCATAAGTTAGGCTTTAATCCAATTCCTGTTTATCACCCATTGGTAGATGGATGGGACTACTTTGATTACTTGGCTGAACGATATGATCGCATTTGTTTAGGTAATGTTGTACAAGCTCAAAATGAAACTAGAAAACGATTACTAGCAACAATGTGGGAAAGAAAAAGAAAGTATCCTAATTTGTGGATACATTGTTTGGGAATGACGCCTAATGAACATTCAAATGCTTTTCCATTAAACAGTTGTGATTCTTCTAGTTGGGTTTCAACAGTTAGATGGATGGATATGCCAACAAGAGCTTGTTTAAAAGCATGGGATTCTGTAGAGGAAAGAGTATTCCGTTATGATCTAAACGATCCAGAAAAAAGTCATAAAAAAACTATTCAAATCAGTGCAAACAATTGCAAAATAGATTTGATTAACTGGAGACAGTCGATATTAGAAGTTGAGAAAGTATTAGAAACTGACCATAGGATGCCATTATGAAAGCAGAAATTTTTGTTCGTTTTTCGTTTGAAGGATTTCATCATTGGAAAGATGCAACCGAACATAGAGACTATTTAAAAAATCGTCATCGTCATAACTTTTATGTTGAGCTTCGTTGTCCTGTAGATCACGATGATCGAGAAATTGAATTTCATGATCTAATTGATGAAGGAAAACAATTTTTCAAAGATGGCGAAATGAACAATATGAGTTGTGAAATGATGGCTCGAAAACTTTCTGAAGATTTATCTTCTAAGTATTATAGAACATTCACAGCAAGTGTTAGTGAAGACAACGAATGTGGAGCAACTATTACTAAGGAATACAATGTCTACTAAAATCATTGACAAAATTACTAAAGCTGGTGGAACTTACTTCGCCAACGATAACATTTCACAATACTTGTCTAAAAATGATATTGATTCAATTCAAGAAGCATTAGAAGTTAAGTTTAGAGAAATATTAGATATATTAGTAATTGATTCTGAAAACGATCATAATACTTATGAAACTCCACAACGTATTGCAAAGATGTATGTTCGTGAAGTGTTTAAAGGAAGATATGAACAAATGCCTACCATTACAGACTTTCCAAATGCTAAAAGTCTCAACGAAATATATACATTAGGACCTATAACTGTTCGTTCTGCTTGTAGTCATCACTTTGTACCTATTACTGGAAAACTTTGGATTGGTATATTGCCAAGCGATAAAGTAATTGGTATTAGTAAATTCGTAAGGTTAGCTGAATGGGTTTTGGCTAGACCACAAATACAAGAAGAATCAACTGTTCAACTTGCAGACATTATTGAATCTATGATTGAACCTAAAGGATTGGCAATCTTAATGGAAGCTACTCACCAATGTATGACATGGCGTGGAGTTAAAGAAACAGAAACAAAGATGACTACATCAGTTATGAGAGGTCAATTTGAAAACAATAGAGATTTAAAAAATGAATTCTTGAGGTTAGTCAAATGAGTTATCAATCAACTAAGACTTATGGAAACCATATAGGTATCTCTGCCGCCTTTAGACAATGGAAAGCACATTCTCATTGCCAAAAAATTCATGGATATGCTTTAGGCTTTAAATTAACATTTGAGTCAGATGTATTAGACGAACGTAATTGGGTAGTTGACTTTGGAGGTCTTAAAACTCTAAAAGCTCAAATTGAAAATATGTTCGATCATAAAGTAGTTGTAGCAGTAGACGATCCGCATTTAGATTACTTTAAACAAGGTCAAGAGCTTGGAGTATTAGATTTGGTGATTGTTCCTGACAATGGTTGTGAAAAGTTTGCTGAGATAGCTTATGACATGACTAATCAATGGTTAAAAGAAAACTTTTATAAACCAAGAGTTAGATTGGTTTCAGTTGAAGTATTTGAACATGGAGCTAATTCAGCTATCTATACAGGACCATCTAAATGAACGAATATCCAATTAACGAAATATTTGAAACAATTCAAGGTGAAGCAAGTTTTACTGGAACACCATCAGTATTTATTAGACTGCAAGGTTGTCCTGTAGGTTGTCATTGGTGTGATACAAAACATACTTGGCACATGACCAATAAATTAATCCCTATCATTAATATGGTCAAAAAGACAGAAGATGAAGATACGTATTCAAAAATGTCTGCTGAAGAAATAATGTTGTTGTTGAAAAACTACAAAGCAAAACATATTGTGATTACTGGAGGAGAACCATCTATCTATGATCTAACTGAACTTACTACTGCAATTATCAATTCTAATAGAACAGTACAAATCGAAACTGCTGGAATTAAAGAAATCAAAGCACACAAAGATTCATTTATTACATTAAGCCCTAAACTAGACATGGCTGGAGGAACTGAAGTATATTTGGATAACTTCAAACGAGTGAATGAGATCAAATTCCCAGTAGGAAAGTTAGCAGACATTAATAAACTAAAATTAAAAATAATCCCTAATACTTCTGCTAATCAAACTATTTGGTTACAACCAATCAGTCAAAGTAAATCAGCTACGAAATTGTGTATAGACCAAGCAATTTCAAATGGATGGAAAATTTCTTTGCAAACACACAAATACATGAGTATTCGATGATTCTATAAGTATTATTTTTAAGTTATAAAAGATGGAAGAAGAAAAAGTCGAAACTCGAGGTAGACCAGCTCATGTACCATCTGAAGCAAGTAGAAAACTTGTCAAAGCATTATCAGGAGTAGGTCTTACACAAAAGCAAATAGCTGACAAGCTAGACATAAGTGTGCCTACTCTTAATGAATATTACAGACGAGAACAAGACTTGGGTAAGGCTGATGCTATTGCTACGATTGCTCAAAGTTTATTCAACAAAGCTCGAAATGGTGACAATGCTTCAATGTTTTTCTTTTTAAAGACTCAAGGTCGTTGGAGAGAAAACCATGATGAATCAAACATAGATGGTAAGAAAGTAATTGTAATCAGAGGTGGGTTTAACAAAGATGCATGATATAGAAACATCCACAATGGTTGATTTGCCAATACCTCATGCAGATCAATGGAGGATATTTAACAACGCTGGTAGGTTCAATAGAGTACGTTGTGGACGAAGATACGGCAAAACATTAATGGCTGAAATGCTTGCTTGTGAGTATGCTGTAGAAGGTAAACGAGTAGGTTGGTTTGTTCCTCAATACAAGATTCTTGCTGAAGCCTATAACGAAATTGCTGATATGCTTCACGAAGTAAAAACATCAGCTAGTAAGATCGATGGCATTTTTAATGTTGAAGGTGGTGGTAGAGTAGACTTTTGGACGTTAGAAAACGATAGAGCAGGTCGAAGTAGAAAATATCATAGAGTTATCATTGACGAAGCGGCATTTACAAAATCCAATATGCTTCACATTTGGAATACAAGTATTAAGCCTACTTTGCTTGATTACGGTGGAGATTGTTGGGTTTTAAGTACACCAAATGGAATAGATGAAGAAAACTTTTTTTATCGTATTGGTGAAGATTCTTCATTAGGGTTTATTGACCATCATGCTCCAACCCATGCAAACCCTTATCTTCCTCAAGAAGAATTAGCAAAACTTGAAAAAGAAAACCATCCATTAGTTTACAAACAAGAGTATTTAGCTGAATTTGTAGATTGGGCAGGCCAAGCATTTTTCTCTATTGATAAACTATTGGTAAATGGATTGCCAGTACCTTATCCTGAAAAAGTTACAGGGGTGTTTGCAGTTATGGACACAGCTATTAAAGGTGGTCAAGACCACGATGGTACTGCTGTAGTTTATTTTGGTCTTAATAAGTATTATGGACATCCTTTAGTAATATTAGATTACGATGTATTACAAATAGATGGTGCTTTACTTGAAGCCTATATTCCAAATGTGTTTATGCGGTTAGAAGAACTTGCAAAGTTGACTCAAGCTAGACATGGTGATGTTGGATTGTTTATTGAAGATGCAAGTACAGGAGCTATACTATTACAACAAGGACGAACAAGAGGTTGGAATACTCATCCTATTGATTCAAAATTAACTTCAGTTGGAAAAGATGAAAGAGCAATTAGTGTGTCTGGTCATTTTCATCAGGAAAAGGTTAAAATCAGTCAATATGCTTTTGACAAAGTAGTAACATTCAAAAACACAACAAGAAATCATTTACTTGTTCAAGTAACTAATTTTAAAATTGGTGACAAAGATGCTTACAAAAGAGCTGATGATTTGTTAGACTGCTTTACTTATGGAATAGCTATTGGTGTTGGTGATAAGTATGGTTTCTAAAGGATAAAAATGAGTTATACATCGATCACAAGTACTGCGATAGGTTCTCAGTTAATGGATTTGCTTTCAGCGGAACAAATCGTACCAGGCTCTGATGTAGGTTATCAACTTTGTAAACTCATTTGGGAATTTCATCCTTTAGGTGGTAAGTTGGTTGAAAAGCCAATTAAATTAGCATTATCTAAACCTAGAGTAATCACAGTTGATGCTGAACCAAAAGATATGCTTGTGGACGCATTCAATAAGGAATGGGAAAACTTAGGAGCAACTGCACACATTAGAGACACAATGTATTTAAAACGTGTCTATGGTGCTTCTGCTATTGTATATGGTGCAGATAACATTCCAACTGACCAACCTATCGATCCTTGGAAGCTACCTGATCTCAATCTTTATTTTAATCAGCTTGATCCTTTAAATTTGGCAGGTTCTATTGTTACGAATCAAAACCCAAATGCGCCAGATTTCCAAAAGCCTTTAGCTTACACAACTGCGGCAGGTCAACCATACCATCCAAGTCGTGCAGTAGTATTGTTTAATGGAACACCTATTTACTTATCGTTTCAACAATCTGCATTTGGATTTACAGGAAGATCAGTATTCCAAAGAGCTTTGTATCCATTAAAGTCGTTTGTTCAATCTATGATTACAGATGATTTGGTTACATTTAAAGCAGGTTTGTTAATTGCAAAACAAAAACCAGCAGGATCGATTGTCAATCGTTTAATGCAAACTGCGGCAGGTATTAAACGTACTTACCTCCAAGAAGGTGCAACAGGTAATGTATTATCAATTGACATCGATGAAGAAATTGAAGCGATTGATTTAAATAATACTTCAACTGCAATGACTACAGCAAGAGACAACATCATTGCTAACGTAGCAGCGGCTAGTGATGTTCCGGCATTGTTATTGAAAGACGAAGCGTTTACTCAAGGATTTGGTGAAGGTAGTGAAGATGCAAAAGCCATCGTTCAATATATTGATGGCATTAGAGAAGAAATGCACAGCTTGTATAAATTCTTTGATAAGATTGTTCAACACAGAGCTTGGAATAAAGAATTTTACGAAGCAATTAAAAACAAATATCCTGAAGCGTATGGTAATAAAACCTATGAAGAAGCCTTTTACCATTGGCAAAATAAATTTGAAGCCAATTGGGAAAGTTTGATGGAAGAACCCGAATCAGAAAAAGTAAAAGTTGAAGACATTAAATTAAAAGGCATTACAGAAATGCTTCGTACAATGTTACCTGCTGTTGATCCAATGAACAGAGCTAGGTTAATTGAATGGGCACAAGACAATTTAAATGAAATGCCAAATATGTTCCAAAGTCATTTGGATATGGATATCGATGATCTTAAAGATTACGAACCTCCAACTCCAATGGAAGAATTGAAAGAACCATCACCAAGGGATTGATTATGTTATTTAAAAAACTTGACACGAACGAACTTATTCTTGCTAATGATGATTTAGCTAAAGAATATCTTAAAGATCGTAACTACAGAGTTGCTCGTGATTCTGATATTGAGCCTAAAGATGATGCAGATTCAAAAGAATTTTTGGAAAAAAAATTAAAAGAATATCAAAGCGAATTGAAAAGTTTAGAAACAAATCCTCCTAAAGATAAAGCATTTGCTTTTGCGAGAACTAGATTGTTAAAAGCTGATATTTCTATTATTAAAGAAAAGTTATCTAAATTTAAAAATGATTCTGAATTAGCAACAACTAATGATGCTTCATCAGAAGACAAACAAAGAAAACAAAAATTAGAAAAGCAATTACAACATTTTAAAAATCAATTAAAAGAAATTCAATCAAATCCAAATCTTAGTGCTGTTAGTTTTTTTAGTTACAGTAGAACTCTAAAAAACGAAATTTCAGAATTAGAAGAAAAAATTAGAAGCATAAAATGACTTTTTTTGAAGTTATTACCGAAGCCATCAACGATATGATGGAGCATGGCTTTGATTCAGAAAAGCGAGTTCAGCAATGGATGGAGACAATTAGGATTGCCGCAATAAACAACATGATTCCTGATTCAGTTATTGAACAGGAAATGATTAGATCAATGACAAATGCTTTTAATCGGCTAACTGTTAAAGGCGGTTTAATAAATAAAAATGTATCTAAGTATGATATTGAAAGATTAAAACCAAAATTACGATCAGAGCTTGATAGAAGAATAATGACTTCTGCAAGTTTAATAAAAATGAATCGTGAAGAAGCTATTAATAATACATTAAGAAGATTTCAAGGTTGGGCTACATCTATTCCTGTTGGTGGAACTAAAGCTCAAGACAAAAACAAAACTAAAAAAAATATTAAAAAGTCTTTGACAGGTATTAGATTTGACCAACGTAGAGTTGTAGTAGATCAAACTCATAAACTCGTAGCAAACATAAATGACATAGTTGCTATCGACAATGGAGCAATAGCCGCTAAATGGCATTCTCATTGGAGACAACCAAACTATCATTACAGAAAAGATCACAAAGAGCGAGACGAAAAAACATATATTATTCGTGATTCTTGGGCACATAAAAAAGGTTTGGTAAAAGCTGTCAATGGATATACAGATCAAATTACTCAACCGGGCGAAGAAGTTTTTTGTCGTTGTAATTACCAATACATTTATAATTTAAGAAACATAAAAGATTTGTTGACACCAAAAGGTGAATTGGCATTACAATCTTCCAAAATTACTTTAAATTAATTTATGCCAGCAGTATCTGAAAAACAAGAGAAGCTAATGCGAGCTGTTGCTCACAATCCTGCTTTCGCTAAAAAAGTAGGAATACCGCAATCTGTTGGCAAAGAATTTACTCAAGATACATTAGAAGCACCTTCATTATTAGCTTTACCTACTGAAAAAACTGATAGTAGTGAACCTGATTGGGATACTGCTTCTGTTCAAAAAAAACTTCAAGGATTGTCTGCTAAATTAGCAGAATTAAGTAGATCAATTGTTGGTTTAAAAGCCGACGAAGTAGTACCTAGATTTGGTGAAGTTAAATCTGATGCAATGCCAATAGACAATCAAGGCGGTCCATTTGGTAGAGCTTCAGGAATTATGTTTCTTACACCTGAAGGCGAAACATTATTGATTCGTAGAGGATCAGGTGGTGGGGATTTTCCAAATACTTGGTGTGTTCCGGGCGGACATCAATTGCCAAATGGAGAAACACTTGAAGAAACCGCACGACGTGAATGTAAAGAAGAAACTGGAATTGATTACACAGGTCCATTAGAAGTACTTCATGACGATGGTCAATTTTGCACTTATGTTGCAAAAAACGTTAAAAAAGAAAATGTTGTTCTTAATTACGAATCTACTGGCTACGATTGGTGCAGTCCTGATCGTCCTCCATTGCCATTACACCCAGGTCTTGATATAGCATTTAAAATTGCTTTGGCTAAAACAGAATTTGACTATGCTGAATTAGTTAAATGTGATTTATTGCCAAGTCCTCAAATGTATGCTAACGTCATGTTATTGGCGATTAGAATAACTGGAACAGGTTTAGCATATCGTTCAAGTATAGGAGAACACGTTTGGCGTGATTCTAGTATTTACTTAAACGATGAGTTTTTAAAAAGATGTAACGGTTTAATTGTTGTGATGGATCATCCTGAGTCAGCAGTTTTAACCTCTAAAGAATTTAAAGATAGGGCAGTTGGAAGTATTATTCTGCCTTATATCAAAGGTGATGAGGTTTGGGGTATTGCTAAAATTTACGATCAAGACGCAGTCAATACGATCTTATCGCAAGAAGTTAGCACTAGCCCATCTGTCGTTTTTGACCAAACGGCAGGCAACACTACACTTACGACTGAGAATGGAGAGCCACTCTTAATCGAAGGTGTACCATTTCTTTTAGATCATATAGCTATCGTTACTGAAGCTAGAGGTTCTAAAGGAGTATGGGACAAGGGTGGCGAACCCAAAGGCGTTTTATTAACTAACAATGAGGTATCTGATATGTCAGAAAATAAAGTAGAGCCGAAAGCAGATGCTCAAGGCGATAAACTAGATGCCATTCTTTCGGCTCTCAATAGCATTAGCGTGAGAGTTGATGAGATGGAAAAAAACCTTCCCGCACCTCCACTCGTTACTGCCGCTGACAAAAAGCGCAAAGACGATGACGATATGCGCATGGATGATGAAGACTTGGAAGAAAAAAATATGGAATCTCCCAAGCACGTCATGAAAAAAGCTGATAAAAAGCGCAAAGATGACGATGAAATGGAAATGAAAGATGACGACGATGATATGAAAAGACATCGTAAAGATAATGACGATTCCATGAAACGTAAAGATTACATGGGTTCAAATCCTGTTGAGCATGGACCAGCAGGCGAAATAAAACCTGATGATGACGATGCCAAAATGGACGATGATGACGAAATGGCTATGAAAAAAGACGAAGAAGCCGCTGAGTATGCAGATATGCAAGCTAAGTGTGATTCAGTTTTAGCCGCTTTTGGTAAATCAGCTTCACGCCCATTACAAGGTGAAAGTTTGATGGCTTATCGTAAACGTCTGTTGCGTGGTCTTCAAGCCTATTCCGACAGCTTCAAAGACATTAATTTGGCATCAATCAAAGATGCTAAATTGCTTGACTTAGCTGAAAAACAAATTATCAACGACGCAATGACTGCCGCAAAAACATCTAGTCATGTTTCTGGCGATCAGTTGATTGCTATTCAATCAAGAGACTCTAGCGGTCGTACAATCACTAAATACCGTGGTTCTATGAGTGCTTGGCTTGATGACTTCAAAGTACCTCCAATGAGAGCTACTCAGTTTCACACCGCTAACAATCAACGCTAAGAGGTAAAAGATTATGTCTAATTCAGTATCAATCAGCCCAATGCTGACTACCAATGCGGCAGGTTTGTTTAACGTCAATTCCCAAGGTTACACCCAAGGTGACGCACAAGACGATCCCGCAGTCAAGTTTTACTTGGCAGGTGGTGTTTATTCATCAGCCGCAACTAGTCCAATGTGGGGTGGTTTGCCTATTCAAGAATTTAGTCCTGCCGCTACTGGTCAGCCCGGAACTAATACTTTGGGTAGTACAATTGCTCTTGCAACAGGTTCTGCCGCTCCAACTGGTATTTCTGTTTACAACCAAGCATACGCAGGTATTACAACACCTCAGTCAACTGCTCCGTTGTTTACGCCCGGAATGTCAGTCAATTACTACCGTTTTGGTTCTGGCGCAAGAATTCCTTTAATCATTGATCCTAATTCTTTGACAATTGAAGGAACATTGGTCAGTACAACTGTGTATTTTGATTACACAAACAATTGGGTAACAACAACACAGCCCGGTACTCAGCCCGCACTTCCTGTTAAAGTTCTTGCAGTAAGCACAACTGGCAATAAAACTGTTAGCTATTCAAGCGGTACAGGTTTTGCTAATTGGATTTATACGCAAAACGTGGCGTTGTGCCTAATCTAAACTAAGGAGAATAAATTATGTCAGGATTTGCACCGTCATTTGTAACAGTCAACCCCCACTTCATGATGCCTGAACTCATCATGCAGTATTCGTTGGCTTCTGGAGCATTTACAACACTTGCTACTGAAAATCCCATGCCTCGCTTGGGTGAAGCAGACTTGTACGTTTATGCTAAGAAAATTCAGCTTACTTCTCAAGTACAAGCTAATCAATCACAGTTTAACCAACTGCCTAGCGCATCGGTTATTCCTTCAATGATTAGCACAGCTACTTATCGTATGCAAACTCGTGCTCAGTACGACAATTTTGATGAAGCCGCTACTGGCGTTTGGGGTTATGCGTTGCCTGAAGCAATGCGTTTAGCCGCTAGACAAGGTATCGCTCAACAAATGCGTAATGCTTTGTTGTATGGATTTAACCCTGCCAATGGCGAAGGTTTGATTAATACATCTGGCGCAACTGCTGTGTCCTTAGGTGCAGATACAAACGGTAATACTGGATACTCGACATGGGATTCAGGTCAATTGGCTCAATATATGTTGAACCTGATTGGCGCTTTGAAAGTTCGTACGCTCCAAATTGGTCAACCTTTGCGCTTAGTGTTTCTTGCACCTCAGCGTTTCATTAGCCAAATCTCTTACTCTGGTGTTGTGTCTTTGACTCAATTCCAACGTATTGGTGCTGGTGTTGAAACAGCCGCAGGTTTGATTGAAACTGTTGCTAAATGGGCAGGTGGTGATGACGTTAGCTTTGCCGCTGATGATACATTGATCGGTCAAGGTACTGGTGGTACAGACGCAATTCTTTTGATTGCTCCTGAACTTAAAATTCCTAAAGCCAACAATCGCATCAATACCAACGTGTTTGCTACATTGACACCCAATATCACAGCTACTAGCTTAATGTTGACCGATGTATCAGCACCTACAGAGATTCCTACTCCCATTCCTGATGGCGGTATTACTACTCTGTATACAATGCGTACTACTTCTGGTTGGGGTATTCGTCCTGAAGCTCTAACTATTTTGTCAGCCGCATATTAAGGTTAGAAGTTTCTTTGCAATTTAAACCCCTCGCTCACAAGGCTTGGGGTTTCTTTCTTTGGAGAAAAAAATGTTTGGATTGAAGACACTTGAAGACGATTTAAAATCATTTATGCAAGAAGTGCGTGATTTTATGTCCAATGTTTCCGGTTTTGGCTCTACAACTGTTGCTGATGAAGCTCCTGCCGCAGAACCTGCTCCTGTAGCAACTCCTGCTGTTGATCCTGCTCCTGTTGATGCAACACCTGCTCCTGTAGTAGATGCCACCATTACAGCACCTGCTGATGCACCTGTAGTGACAACTACTCCTGATGCACCTGTTGTAACTCCTGATGCTACACCTGCACCTGTACCTGCCGCTGACCCAGCAACAACAGGACAATAATTAAAAAAACTCGTGTGATGCCGAGTCTTTTGATTTTGCAAGGGCGGGGTTTCTCAAAAGGAAGCCGCATCATCCGTCCTTGCATCCCGAAAAGGTTTAATGATGAAACTTTATGTCGCTAACTGTACAAAACAAGAGTTCCTGTTTACTTATATGCTTCCAGAGAACGTAAAAGCGTTTTCTCATCATATTCGTTCAGGCGCTCAAATCGAACTTAATCATTCCAAAGATGAAGTTGATGCAATCGTCAAACAGCATAGCATTTATGGAATGCAACCTGTTGAAAGCATAAAAAAAGGTTTTGGTGGTTTGACTTATCGAATTGACAAGCCAATCAATGTCAATGCCATCGAACAAGGTCTTTCACAAAAGGATCAAGAAGCCATTGAACAGGCTTTAGAGGCTAGAAAAATAACTGCTGTGGTGTCTGACAAGATCATTTCAGAAAAAGCACAAGAATTGGGTTTAAAAACCAAATCAGGTTTAGAAGTTGAAGTGGTTGAAGAAAAGAAAAATTTGGCAGATACAGAGCCTAAATTTGAACAAACTATTGAAGTTGTCAAAGAAGGTTTATCTCCAATGAAAAGTCGTGGCAGACCAAGAAAATCTTGATAGAATGAAATTATGAGTGACCCCATTACTAATCCTCCCACATTAGCAGGTTTCATTGCTTGGGCGCAAGCGGTGATGGGGTTAACTTCAATTGTTATACCGCCAACTGATGTTGGATATAACTATGCTTTCAACATTGCCTTAGATGTTGTACCGCAAGATTTTGCATCAACAGTACCTGACATTTATACGTTGACTGTTTATAACTGGGCAGGTTCTCAATTGTTGCAATTTCAACAAGATCAGCCAGGTCAAAATTTCTTTGCTACAGCTCGAAACGCCTACGGCATCAACAATTTCACAGCAGGTGTAATTAATAGTGCATCTGATGTTTCAACAAGCGAATCTCTTACCATTGGTCATGGATTGCAAAACTTATCCATGATGGATTTACAAAGAATAAAAGACCCATACGGCAGAACTGCATTGGGATTTATGCAATCTATTGGTACGCTTTGGGGTCTTACATGAAATTGCATTTGGGTGTCATTGACGTTCCAGAACCCGAAGGTAATACTACCTATGGCGTGGCAATGATTCTAGAAGAAAAGTATGGTTTGTTTTCAAAATTTGCTGAGAGCAATATTAAAAACATTTCATCACATTTGACTGATAGCGTAGCAGGAGCTTTAGAAACTGTATTGCAAGGCGGTAAAGTTAAAAATCCTTTTGCATCTGCTGAAAGTGCTATCGATAAAGACTTTAGACATTTTCTCGACATTGAAGAAATGGCTAAATTAGGTGTTGAAGGTGTACCTACTAAAGCCGCCTTAATGGGTAAAAGTATTAGATTCAAAAGAAAAGTAGGGCCAAGAAGACCTTCATTCATTGATTCTGGTGTGTTGCAAGCCTCTTTTAAGTCATGGGTTGACTAATGGCATCAGTAGAAGAAACAATAGGCGCAAAGACCCAATTAGGCTCTGGTTTAGCTGATGGTCTACACACGATTTCAGGCAATGAAACAGTTACGTTTACTCTTTATGTAAAACTAATACTTCCAATCGATGGTTATGTATATTGGGTCAATGCTAGTCTTTTAAACGACACAGCTATTTACAATGCCGCTCAATATAACTATTCAGAATTTAATAACAAAGGCGCAAACCCTATTCCTGCAAAACAAGTAAGAGTAAATGGAAGTTTTCACTTTAATACTGTGATGCATCAGTTGGAAGAAAGAACAACTGCTTACAACCATGTTATTTTTACTTCTCCTCAACTAATTCAAGATTTCAACCTCGTAAGTCCAAATTTAATATATGTAGCTTCATATCAAGAATTAAAATTTGCATTTAGTCGCAGAGAGAACTATTACAAGCAAGCAGATCTTTATCATTATCGTGGTGACTCTTTGTATTCGATTATGAATACACAACTCATCAACTCAATGACTGATTTTGATACTATTACACCTGTTGTTTCTAATAGTTTACCAATTTGGCTGACATTGAATCAATTTTTTCCAATGTATCCAAGTTATTTGGTTGGACAAAACGTAGCTCCTCCTTATGCTTCTGTCGATATATCTCCTTCATCAACAACTGCATTACAGCAATTTCCATTGTTGGATTACGAATCAAATCCATATCAATTAACCAAAGATACAGTCAAAATCAGCATCTTTGGTTTACGAAACCATGACGCTTTAAATTTTGTCAATTATGTGTTCCAATATAGCATGAATACTGATAATATCGGTATGATGAATATGCCAATCATTCAAGATGAAAAGGTCACTCAGCCTGAATTTGGTATTATTGCAATGAAGAAAATGATTACTTTTGAAGTAAGTTATTACCAGACAACTGTTAATAATATTGCCCGAAAGCTAATTGAAGAAGCATTTATTTCGTTGACCCCTGTGTAATTTTTTTTTCTTTTTTTGAATTTTAAGGAGCTTTATCATGGCAGTCGGAGCAAATCAACCAGCAGTTATCAATGCACAAGTATCAACAACAACTGGCGGTATCAAAAATGCACTCAATCTTTCAGCAACCACTTTGGTCAAAGGATCAAGAGGTTATGTTTGCCAAGTTAACGTGACTACAGCAGGTAGCACTAATGGCGCAATTTATGATTCATCAGCATCTGGAACAATTGGCGCAACAAAATTAGTCGCAGTTGTTCCCGAAGCAGTAGGAACATACTTTATCAATTTCCCATGCTTGACTGGAATTGTGTTTGTTCCCGGCACTTCAATGGTTGCGTCTATCAGTTTCGCTTAAGGAGGCATCATGCCTAATATTGTAAATGTCATCGTTAAGCAACAGGTGGCGAGTGCGCCATCAAAGTTGCAACAAACAGGTGCTTTTGTATCTCAAGGTGCAACAACCTTATCGACAGGTACATATCAACTGCTAACTCAATTATCTGATTTGACCACAATTTTAAAATCAGGTAATGCAATTAGTAGTGTTTCTTGGGCATCCTCTGTTGTAACCGTTACCACCTCTACAGCTCACGGAATCCCAACTGGAAACGTAATTGAAGGTATTGTCTCAGGCGTTTTAGTTTCAGGTAGCACAAATAATGCTTACAACGGAACTTTTAGCGTAACTTCAACTGGTACATATACTTTAACTTACGCTCTTGCAAGCAATCCCGGAAGTGCAACAATTGTTTCAACGAGTTTGTTTTCTTTGGAAGACTCTCAAGAACTTTTGGCAATGGGAACAACATTCTTTGCTCAAGGCGCTACTACTCCAGTTTATGTATTGGAATTAGGTGTTGGAACGCCAGCCGCAGGTGTAACAGCTCTTGAATCGTTTATTACAACATCGACATTTAAGTTCTATAGTTATTTGTTGCCTCAAACTTGGAATACTGAACCAACAGCCGTCACAATGGCTAATCAGTACACAAGCACTACAGCTCAAACATATTTCTATGTTACAACAACGCTTGCAACCTATACAACATGGGCAGGTCTTAAATCAGTTTTTGCAACGCTTCAAACGCCAACTGCACCAGTTACTGAATTTGATGCCGCCGCTATTTTCTGGACTACATTAAGTTACGATCCCAACGCAAGTAACTTGGCAAGTCCTCTTGAATATAGTTTTGTTTATGGTGTTACTCCATACAGCACATTAACAAATTCACAACAAACCTCATTGCTTGCCGCAGGTGTAAATTACATTTACACAGGTGCTCAAGGCCAAATCAGTCAAACTTTGATTGAGGGTGGTACGTTCATGGATTTGAACACATTCAATTATTGGTATGCAGTTGATTGGCTTGCAATCAATGTGGCAATTAGTTTAGCCGCCGCAATCATTAATGGAAGCAATTCATCCACTAATCCGCTTTATTACAATCAAGCCGGTATCAATGCATTGCAAAAAGTTGCTCAAGCGACTACAAACAATGGTATTGCTTTTGGATTGATTTTAAGTCCTGCGTCTGTTGGTGCAATTCCATTCAATACTTATGTGACACAGAATCCTAGCGATTATGCCGCAGGTATTTACAAGGGATTGAGTTTGACGTTTGTCCCCCAACGTGGATTCTCCTCAATCACTATTTACTTGACAGCAAGTAATATCCCAACATAAGGAGTAAAGAATGGCAAATCCACAAGTTGTACAAGGCACGTTAAACAGACTACTTGCTAGTGTGTTTTATGCTGACTATCAAAACTTAAATGTTACAGCATCATATCTTTCTAAAGAAGCGATTAGCTTGGCATTTGATGGCGATACTGCATTGCTGATTAACACCTTAACTGGTGCGGTCACAAGCCCTGAACCATATATTTATGGAACAGTCACAATGCATTTGGTCAGAACACAAGCATTGGCTAACGCATACAAGCAACAAATTGAGCTAAACACTACATTGGGATCAGTTACGATTTATCCCGATACAGTTACTTTATCTCCATTCCAACTGAACAATTGTGTTTTACAAAGCATTCAAGAAGTTGCTTTTGATGGAACACAAGCCGGTTTAGTTGTTCGCTTGCGTGGTGTTTACTCTATTAATGCTGAGTTATTTGCCGCAGGAGCATAGATTTGAAAATTAACAAAAATTTGAATTTAGTGGTGCAAATTCAAACGACAGACTACGGAACAGTACACATTCACTCAACCGCTGTTAGTCGTGAGATTTTTGAACAATTTTATCTAGAGCTTGGAAAAGTCTTTAGTCAATGTTTTGAAAGTGATAATCCAAGCCATGTTGCCTTATCCGCACCAAGGCTTGCTTATCCTTCATTGAAATCAATTGCAACTCAGTCTGGCACATGGGACGGCCCAAGTGGAGTTAAGTTTGGTTTAATCAATGAAATCATTAGATTGACTAACGTCATTTATTGTGGTGAAAAAGGGTGGGAGACATTGCCATTTGATTTGGCAATTAAACGTGGAATCATTGACGAAGATGAAGAAGCGGAGGTAATGAGTTCTCTCGTTTTTTTTACTGCAATATCCAAGGTCGCTCCAAGGGACTTCAGAGTTTCTTTTTTAGAAATGGCGGGGAATTTACGGCATTGGGTAGTTACATCCTTGGACTGTATGGCGTATCAAACTGGTTTGCCGACATTGACCAAAACAGATGTTACTGGAAAGAAAGTAACGGAATCATCGCTTATCTCCTAGACTATTTAAGCAATGAGGGTTTTTATGAGTTTATAAAAGAAAATGGCGGTAAGTGGATAGATGCACAACATTATCGTCAAAGGCATTTAATCCAAGCAATTGAAAAAAAATCAATCTTCTAAGAGTAAATAATGGCAACCAAATCAGTTATTGAAATAGATGTATTAGATGAAAAGTTTCAAGCGTTTGCGAAAGACTTTGCCAAATTTAGATCGTCCGTTGAAGGCTTAAAGAAAATAGACCCTTTGCCTTGGTCACAAAAAATGACCAAACAGGTAGACGCTCAAATCAAGGGCGTTAAAGATCTAGTCACTCAACTAAAAAACTTTGAAAAAATATCAAAGGACAATTTAGTTGTTTTTAAAGAATTAAGTTATACAACAGCCAACATTGCTCGCAATCTTGCTAGTGGCGCAGTATCCATCGCTAAATGGGCTACATTGGGCGCTATTGGTGGCGGTTTTGGCTTGGCAGGAGTTGCAGGTAGTGCTAGTGATTACAGAAGGCAAGCGCAGGGTTTGGGCGTTTCTACTGGTCAACTAAGAGCTACAGAAACAAACTTTGGTCGTTATTTTGATCCAACACAAGTATTGTCAAATATTGCTGATGTTAGAAGCGATTTAAGCCGACAATCAATTTTAGGCAGATTGGGTGGCCAAGCAGGTCAAAACCCAATTGATATGTTGCCAAGCATCATTAAAGGTGCTGTTGCTCAATTTAAAGCCGGTGGACAAACTCAACAATATGCTGAAGCCACAGGGTTAACTCAAATATTTAGCCTTGAAGATTTAAGACGGCTATCGTCTTTAAAAGCAGAAGAATTAGATCAAGCAATTGCTAAAAATCAAAAAGATGCAAAAGAATTAGAAACTACTGATGCTGTTAATCGTGAATGGCAAGATTTTTTAGTTCAATTGAAAAAAGTTGGTCAAGTATTAGAAACATCGTTAATAAAAAATTTAGAGCCATTAATTCCTAAATTAATTGAATTTTCATCAGCCGTTGGTGAAATGGTCAAGGATTTTTTGACTAATTTAAAAGTCGATGAATTAAAAGAAGATATTAGTTATTTTTTAGATGCCCTAAAAGGCATGGCTACCATTGTTGAAAACATTACCGGATTTTTTGGTCTAACGCAAACAAAAGAAGAAAAAGAAGGTACTCAAAAATGGGAACGTACCAAAGGAGCTGTTCGACAGTTTTTTGGTGGTGAATCTTTAGCTGAAAGAAACTTTAACCCCGGAAATCTTCGCTATGTTGGACAAGCAGGAGCAACCCAAGGTGAGGGTGGTTTTGCAAAATTTGCATCTGACAGAGAAGGTTTTAAAGCCTTGGCGGAACAGTTGACTTTATATGCAACTGGAAAATCAAAGGCCGCAGGGTACAAAAAATTAGATACCATTCAAGACATTATTAGTCTTTATGCGCCTAAAAATGAAAACGACACCAAAGCCTACATTAGAGCTGTTGAGCAACAAACCGGACGTAAAGCAACTGAGCATTTAAATTTACAAGATCCAAATGTTTTGTCTTCATTGTTGGCGGTAATTTCTAAGGTTGAAAGCGGAAAATCCAAATATTCAGCCAATGAAATTAAAGTTATGATTAACAATAACACCGGTGGAAATGCTGTTGCGACTGCCGCAAGTCTACCCAATGCCAGTAAAGGGTCGTAATGTTAAGTTCAGCTCAAGTTAATTTTTCATACAATTATGAAATTTCTCCCATTATTTTGAATAATGGAATAGCCGCAAATTATCCAAATAATATTTTGCCTATTGTCAATTTAACTGAACAACTGAGCAATTCGTTTAGCAGTACAGGGCAATACTTTGCCGAATATAGAGTTATGTCTGGCGGTAGTCTTGAAGAATGGCAAATTGCTGAATATCCTTTTGCAAGCCTAACAATGGCGGCTAATGCGGTCATTCAAATGCCTTTAAAAATTAGTTTGGTAATGATAGCTCCCGCACAAAACAATGGTGGTTATGTTACTAAAAATTCAATTTTTACAGCTTTAAAAAGCCAATTGGACACGCACATTTTGACAGGTGGAACATTTACAGTTTTAACACCTGCTTACACTTACACAAATTGCTTACTAACAGGTATTCGTGATGTAAGTACATCAAGCGATAAACAGGTTCAATTTTTGTATCAATGGGATTTCACTCAGCCATTGATAACGCAACAAGGTGCTCAACAAGTTTTGGGTAATTTAATGAATAAATTTCAAAATGGATTACCTACACCAACAGCATTGAGCTGGAATAGTACCGCACCAAATTACAAATTAGGATGGTATGAATAATGACAACCATTCTTTTTAATCCATCGCCATTAGCAAATTTTCAATTTAATCCAACTTTGGATGGGGTTACTTATGTTTGTATTTGCACATGGAATGCCGCAGGGCCAAGATATTTTTTTTCTATCTATGATACTTTTGGCAATTTAATTGTCAGCCGTCCTATCATTGGATCACCCGATAATTATGATATTAATTTGTTGTTTGGATACTTTACAAAGTCAACAATGGTTTATCGAGTCAGTAGTAGCAGTTTTATCATTACACCATAATGCGTTACTACAGCATAACGATCAGTCCATCAAGTCAAAGCGCAATTCAATTTGTACCGGTTACTTTTACTTCTTTATCCAATAACAGTCAAAATTATCAAAACAGAATAGACAATGGTTCTGCTCTTAGGGTTGATTTAGATATATTTCAAACCTTATTTCATCAGCCGGCTCAAAATGGATTGCTAACCATTCATGGCGTTTCATTTGAAGATTTGAATCAATCAGCCAACTACAACAACGCTCGCATACAAATTTCTGTTGGTATGTCTAAGGGATTACCCTTTGCAAACCCACAGCAAGCCGGAGAAATCATTGATGGAACAATATTGCAATGTTTTGGAAATTGGCAAGGAACAGAAGTTAATTTAAATTTTGTAATTACTGGTTTAACGTATGTTTCTCCACAAGATCAAATTAATTTTGGATTTACTTGGAAAGCAGGAACAACTTTAGAAAATGCTATTCGACAGTCTTTAAATATTGCCTATCCTAGTGTTCCTGTTTATGGATCGTTAAGCTCTAATTTGGTTTACAACCAAGATCAATCGTGGCAGTATGACAATATTACATCGTTTTCAAAATACATAAATAAAAAAAGCAAACAAATTATTAAAACAGTAGATTACTTGGGCGCATCTATTGGTATTAATAATCAAGGCTTTTTTTTGACAGACGGAACAGCTCAAACAAATACAATCAATATTGCGTTTACGGACATTATTGGTAATTTAACGTGGATTGATATTGCAACGGTTCAAGCTAAATTGGTCATGCGTGGAGATTTAAATATCATGAATAAAATTGTTTTTCCAAAAGGATCTCCAATAACGAATAGTCCTGCAAATTTTGGTCAAAATAAAAACAATATTGCTTTCCAAGGTATTTTTCAAATATTGAAAATACGTCACGTTGGCAATAGTAGACAAGCTGATGCAAACAGTTGGTGTACTATTGTTGATTGCACAATACCGGTAACACCATGATTTCACAAAAACTACCATTTGCAATATCCATTAACAATTTTGCTGAAGGCAAGATTGCGGATAACCAACAAAGGCAAGGACAAAAATATCCATGTCACGTTGTTGCCGTATCTGGTGCAATTGTGACTGTTTCATTTGATGTTGATACAGGTGGTGTTTTTACAATTCCTCAAGTGACTTGTCCGGTCATTGGAAGCGAATATATTAGATTACCCATTCAAGTTGGAGATAAAGGATTTTGCATTTCAGCAGATACCGTACTTGGAGGAGTGTCTGGTTTAGGGTCAGGTTTAGCGCCGCTTGAAGAACCTAGCAATTTGGGTGGATTAGTATTTGTACCTATAGGCAACAAAAACTGGTCTAGCGTTGATGCAAACGCAGTCACAATTTATGGACCAAATGGAGTTGTTTTAAGAGATACCGCTAGTGGTGCGGTTGTGACTATCACACCAACAGAAATATCTTTAGTTCAAGGTACGGCAAGCATAACTTTAACTGGTGGTACTGTAACCATTTCTGGAACAGTTATTATTAACGGAAGAAACTTCTTAACGCATGAGCATTCAGGCGTTGTAATAGGAGGTAGTGATACCGGAGGTGTTGTATGAGAAGTTATGGAATTGATCCAAAAACAGGAAATTGGACAACTATTACAGATCCAAGTTATATTTACTTGGCAACCGTTGCTCAAACTTTGCGCCTTAATTTAGGGGAAAGTCCTTTCTATGGTAATTATGGAATACCGGCTCAACAATCTGTAATCAATCAAATTGCTCCTAATCTAGCCGTTAACAATACTCAAAATCAATACGCTCCATATTTTGCAAGTTTGACCATTACAAGCCAAACAAATACGCCTCAACCCACCTACGCAATTAGTGCAGTTTTTCAAAATGGCACTACAATTCAAACAGTAGTTGCAACATAAGGAATTCCAATGCCAACATTAACCACAGCAGGGGCAGTCGCAACAAGCCCAACTGATTTACTAGCACAAGAGATTGCCGCCGCATCTGCTTTAGCGCCCGGATTAACAGCCAATTTACCCGGCTCTTTGGTTGAAGATATGGCCTCCACAGCCGCCGGAGCTGTCGTTATACAAGATCAAACTTTTGTTGATTTGGTCAATAGTATTAGTCCATATACTGCTAATCCTTTTATCCTTTATCAGCTTGGCGCAATTTATGGTGTTCAGCAAGGGGTTGGCTCTAATACTTCTGTTTATGTTCAATTTACAGGTTTAGCCGGTTTTGTTATTCCAGTTGGTTTTACTGTTTCTGATGGAACATATCAATATACAGTCCAAGACGGCGGAATTATTGGCACATCAGGTCAAAGTCTTAGTCTTTATTGTTTGGCTACTACGTCAGGTTCTTGGGCGGTTCCAGCCGGTACAGTAACGCATTTGGTTACATCTGTACCTACAGGGTATACATTGACTTGCACAAATCCTACCGCAGGTTTGCCCGGAGCTGTTGCTCAAACTGTTCAATCTTATCAAGCGCAAGTGATACAAGCAGGTTTGGCTACTGCTGTTGGAATGCCTACTTTTGTAAAAACTCAACTTCAAAATGTAAGCGGAGTTCAACCCAATTTAGTTGCCGTAATAAATTTAGGATCTAATCAATGGGAAATCATTTGTGGTGGCGGTGACCCCTATCAAGTCGCAGGTGCTATTTTTAACTCAATACCTGATATTTCTATATTAGTCGGGTCTACGTTAAAAATAACCGCATTTACAAATGCTACCAATGGATTGGTAACTACAAATCTAAATCATGGCTACTCAACAGGTCAAGTTATAACAATTGCCGGAGTAACACCCAGTACATTTAATGGCTCATACACTATTACAGTTGTTTCAGAAACCACTTTTAATGTAAATGTAAACACCACATCTTTTGGCTCTTATGTAAGCGGCGGAGTCGTAACTCCAAATTTAAGAAATGAAACCGTAACTGTTTACGATTATCCTGATTCTTATACCATTACTTATGTAATACCGCCGGTTCAAACCGTGACAATTAACTTAACTTGGAATACTAATTCATTAAATTATGTATCTCCAATAGCAGTTGCACAATTAGGTCAGCCCGCATTAGCCGCTTATATAAATGGTATTTATGTTGGTCAACCTATTAATTTATTTGAAATGCAAACGGTTTTTCAAGAATCCATAGCAAGCATTGTTCCACCTCAAACCTTATCAAGAATGATTTTTGTTGTTGCAATCAATGGAATTGATGTTACTCCAACTTCAGGAACCGGTTTATATGTTGGCGATCCTGAAAGTTATTTTTCTACATCATCAGCATTGATAACTATTGCACAGGGTTAAAAATGATTGAAACCATATTACCCGCTTATCTTTATCAGCAATACGAAGCTACTGCTGAAAATGTCATTCAAAACCCTGCTCAATCAGGTGTGGCGGGCTATGGTGTTGCCGGTGAAGCTATTACGGGTCAACCCTATATAACTCAGGGAACTTCTTACATTCAGTCTTTTTTTACTGCTTACAATACAACGGCTCAAAGCTATTTAGACAATTTAAATAATCTCAATTTGCCTGTTTACACCGTTTTAAGCGCACCTCTGCTGGACTGGGTAGGAGCAAGTTTATATGGAATTCCTCGTCCTAGTCTTGGTGCAGGAACAACTGCAAATGCCTTGGGTGTTTATAATACTGTTGCTTACGATACAACTCCTTATACCTCAACTTCTTTTTCATCGGGATCGACAATTTATATTGTCAATGATGACTATTACAAAAGAATCATAACTTGGAATTTTTATAAAGGTGATGGATTTCAATATTCAACAGCTTGGTTAAAACGCAGAGTTTATCGGTTTTTATATGGTGTCAATGGCATAAGTCCAGATATTGACCAAACATATACTATCAGCGTTACCTACACATCTGGATCGGCTATAACAATTACAGTTCCAAGTCTTCCGGCATCGCCAATTTTGCAATCAGCCATTGAATCTGCTGTTTTATTCTTGCCGTTCCAGTATACTTACACAGTCGTTTATTAAGGATTTTTATGACAGTCCAAGTCTTTTCTAACAATGCAAAAAGTACGTTGGCTTCTGCCATTACTAGCACTCAAACGACTATTTCTGTTGCGCCCGGAACAGGTGCATTGTTTCCAAATCCCACTTCCGGTCAACAATTTAAACTCACCCTAATTAGTGCAACGTCTTCTTCCGTCTATGAAATTTGTAATTGCACAGCAAGATCAACCGACACATTGACTATTATTCGTGGTCAAGAAGGAACAACAGCTCAACCTTTTGCTTTAAATGATATTGTTGGTCATTTTGATACTGCCGCCGTGATGACGGATTTGGTTCAATCCGAACAGCTTCAAAGTGGCACATATAACATAGCAACAGCCGGTGGAACAGCTAATGCTTTAACCATTACATTGCCATCTAATTTGACTTCAATTCCTAATGGAATGAATATTACTGTTAATGCAAGTGCCGCAAATACTGGAGCTTGTACTTTATTGGTAACTCTTGGGACAACTACATTAACAGCAGTTAGCATTGTAAAAGGCAATGACCAAGCATTAACTGGAGGTGAAATCCCTGTTGCTGGTTATCCAATAAATTTAACTTATGTTTCCGCACTTAATGTTTGGTTATTAAATAATCCTTCAACACCTTCAAGTATTTCAGGCAATGGATATATAAAATTTTCAAATGGTTTGATTATGCAATGGGGTGGTGCATCTGTTACCGGCGGTGGAAATGAAACATACATAACTTTGCCAGTTGCATGGCCTAATGGGTTTTTATCTGGTAGTGCAACTTATGGAGCAGGAGGAGTTCCTACTGGAGGAGCTTTGGGTATTAGTTCATATTCAGGAAGTCCATTAACTCAAATTCAAATACAAGACACAGCGGGTACAACATCAACTGTTCATGGTGTTTATTGGACTGCTATTGGTTTTTAAAAAGGAAACATCATGTCATACAACTATGGTTCACCAATTACCGGCACTTTATCTGCAACAACAGCAGTAGTTAATTTGCCAAATCTTGTTTATCCTGCAACTCTTGTTTTAAATTCAGCCGCAGGTGGTAGGGCAATTCAATTGTCATTAGATGGCGGTACAACTTATTATGCCGCAGTCACACCCACAGGAACAGAGACTAGTCAAATCTATTATGTTTTGAACTTCCCTGTAACAACGGTAAAGTTTACCGGAGCTGTTGCAGATACTTATTCAATCCTTTAATCGCTTGGGGTATGTATGACGATCCTTTTATTTGATAACCAAGCTCAAACAGCTTTAGCCGCACCTGTAAATAACACCCAAACAACTATTCAAGTTGCGGCAGGTACAGGATCGTATTTCACAGCTCCTCAATCAGGTCAAGCAATTAACTTGACTTTGGTCAATTCAACTAACAGTTTAATTACTGAAGTTGTTCAATGTACAAATATTACCGGTGACGTTTTAACTGTTATCCGTGGTCAAGAAGGAACAGTTGCTAATCAATGGAACATTGGTGATTTTGTAGTTAACTTTATGACTGCCGGTACTGCCGCCGCATTTACTCAAACCTATGGTTTAGAAAATGGCTTGTATTCAGGATCATTTACAAACGTCACAGCTCCTACCGGTCAAATTACAACTGCTCCTGTAAATCCTACTGACATTGTTAACAAGGCTTATGCAGATTCTCACAATACATATACCGCAGGAACTGGATTAACTTTAACTGGGTATCAATTTAGCATTACACCAACAGGCACAGCAGGAACATATGGTACTGCTTCAACTGTTCCTGTATTTACCACTAATGCTCAAGGTCAAGTAACTTCAGTTACCAATACGTTAATTTCAATCACAACTTCACAAGTTAGTGGATTGGGAACAATTGCAACTCAAAATTCCAATAATGTATCTATTACTGGTGGAACAATTACTGGCGTATCTTTAACATTAGATAGTTTAAATAACACACCAGTTGGTAACACAACGGCAAGTACAGGTGCATTTACTACATTATCTGCAAGTGGAACATTTACATTAAGTAATTACACAGGATATTTGTACGCAAATGGTAGTGGTGTCGCTACATTTAGCACAACAATTCCCAATACATCAATTACTGGATTGGGAACAATGTCAACGCAAAATGCAAATAATGTAAATATTACAGGCGGTTCAATTTCTGGAGTTGCATTAACTCTTGATAGTTTAAACAATACGCCTGTTGGCAATACAACAGCAAGCACCGGTGCGTTTACAACTTTGTCTGCATCGTCAACTGTAAGCGGTACTGGATTTAGTACATATTTAGCTTCACCTCCTTCTATAGGTAATACAACCGCCAACACAGGTGCATTCACTACTTTGTCTGCATCTTCTACAGTTAGCGGAACAGGCTTTACAACTTATCTTGCAAGTCCTCCTGCAATTGGTGGAACAACAGCCGCCGCAGGAACATTTACCACATTAACTGCAACCACATCTAACTTGGGTACGGTTTCAACTGGTACATGGAACGCAACGACTATTGCAAGCAATCATGGTGGTACTGGTATAACCACTACTCCTTCAAATGGTCAATTGTTAATTGGCAATGGATCTGGTTATGCGCTGTCAACATTAACTGCAGGATCAGGAATTTCAATTACCAATGGAGCAGGTAGCATTTCTATTTCCGCTTCTGGCGGTGGAACTGTTACAAGTGTTTCAGTAGTTTCCGCAAATGGATTTGGTGGTTCAGTTGCTAATTCAACTACAACACCAGCAATTACTCTTACCACAAGCGTAACAGGATTGCTAAAAGGAAATGGTACTGGAGTTTCTGCCGCAGTATCAGGAACTGATTATGCTCCTGCAACTTCTGGCACTTCCATTCTTTATGGAAACGGCTCAGGCGGTTTTAGCAATGTAACAATTGGAACAAATTTAACTTTTTCTGGCGGTACATTAAATGCTAGTGGTAGTGGAATGGTCTATCCATCCGCAGGTATACCTTTATCAACCGGCTCTGCTTGGGGAACTAGCTACAGTACAACAGGATCAGGTAATGTTGTTTTGTCTACTAACGCAACATTGGTAACACCTAATCTTGGCACTCCATCTGCTTTGACTTTAACCAATGCAACAGGATTGCCAAATGCAGGTCTTATCAATAGTTCATTAACTGTTAATGGAACAAACATTGCGCTAGGTGGATCTGGAACAATTACTGCCGCCGCCCCAAATGCCTTAACTATTGGAACTGGTTTAAGTGGCACAAGCTATACAGGCGCATCTCCAGTTACGATTGCAATTTCAAACACAGGTGTATCAGCCGGTACTTATGGATCAGCTTCAGTAATTCCAGTTGTTACAATTAATGCTCAAGGTCAAGTTACTTCAATTTCAACTGCATCAACCAATGCACCTTCTTATCAAGGCACTTGGAACGCATCAACAAATAGTCCGACATTGACTTCTAGTGTGGGAACACAGGGTTATTATTACGTTGTTTCTGTTGCTGGTACAACATCTTTAAATGGTGTTGCTGACTGGTCAGTAGGCGATTGGGCTATTTTTAGTGGTGGTGTTTGGGAGAAAATTCCCGGCTCTAATTCAGAATCTTTTACCAATTTAACTACTACAAATCTTGCTGTAACTGGTTTGACTGGTTATATGTATGCCAACGGATCTGGAAATGTAACCGCAAGTACAACAATTCCTACTTCAGCGTTATTTGGTACTATAAGTTTAACAACGCAAGTATCAGGAATTTTGCCTACTGCAAATGGTGGAACTAATTTATCTTCGTTTACATCTGGTGGTGCTGTTTACGCAACTTCAACATCAGCGTTGACTACTGGAACTTTACCTGTAGCTTCGGGTGGAACAGGCGTTACCGCCAGTTCAGGAGCTAATAGTGTTGTTTTGCGTGATGCCAATGTTAATGCTTCAGCAAATGTATTTTTTAACACATTTAGCAATGTTGCGGCGGCAGGAACAACAACAACATTAACAGCAAGCTCAAATTACAACTGGGTAGTAACTGGATCGGGTGGACAAACATATCAGTTACCCAATGCAACTACTTTGCCAATTGGTGCAACATACACATTTAATAACAATCAAACAAGTGGTGCAATAACTGTTAATAACAGCTCGTCAACTTTAGTTGTTTCTATTCCTTCCGGTGGTTTTACAACTCTCATTCTTTTAACCAATGGATCTTCAGCAGGTACATGGGATTATCATTTTGATGCACCATCAAATGTTAGTTGGTCAACCAACACATTAAGTTGGGCGGGATCATATACCAATGGCACATGGAACGGTAACGCAGTAGGCGCTACTTATGGCGGTACAGGTCAAACATCTTATGTGACTGGTGATATTTTGTACGCATCAGCTACAAATACACTTAGCAAACTTTCAGCAGGTACTAATGGTTATGTATTGACTTTATCGGGTGGTGTTCCAACATGGGCCGCATCGACTGGTGGAGTTACATCTTTCCAAACTTCATTGTCTGGTCTAACACCTAACACTAGCTCAACCGGCGCAATTACTCTTGCTGGTACATTGGGTGTAGCATCCGGCGGTACTGGTGCAACCACATTAACTGGTTATGTATATGGTAACGGTACTGGAGCAATGAGTGCTTCAAACACCATTCCTACTACTGCATTGAGTGGAACAATTACCAATGCACAGTTAGCTAATTCAACAATTTCAGGAATTTCACTTGGTGGCAATTTAGCTAGTTTAACTGCCGGAACTAACATTACATTTAGTTCAGGAACAACTTACAACGGTTCTACTGCTATCACCATTAACAATTCTGGCGTAACTAGTTTTAGTGCAGGAACTACTGGATTTACGCCTTCTACTGCAACAAGTGGTGCTGTTACTCTTGCAGGAACATTAGCAACCACAAACGGTGGCACAGGACTAACATCATTTACAGCAAATGGTGTGGTGTATGCGTCTAGTACAAGTGCTTTGGCTACTGGGTCTGCGCTGACGTTTGATGGGACGAATTTAGGTATTGGTGGAACTGGTGCAGTTCCTCTTGATGTTTATGCAAACTCATCTGCTTTAAATTTGCGTTTGCGTGGACGTTCTGCTGACTCTATTGGACAAATGGAGTTTTGGAATAACGCTGGATCAACACGATATGGATATATTAGCTCTGAATCAACAGCTATTACGCTTGCAGGCATTTCCACAATTCCTTTGGTGTTTGTTACAAACGGCTTCGAACAAATGCGCCTAACCAGCACAGGTCTGGGTATTGGGACAAGTTCGCCTGATTCAAAATTATCACTTGCAAGTGCAGCGACTACTACTACTAGAGTTTTAAACAACCTTGGGGCCACAACGGGCGCGACTTACGGACGCTGGAGCAATACGGGGTCTGATTTGATTTGGGGTATTGAATCGTCTGCTGGAGGGACACTTGCTACTGGCAGTAGCGCTTATGCCGCAGTGCTATACACAAACTCAGCGGTATCGTTGCAGTTTGGTACTGCTGGAACAATTAAGGCAACCCTCGATACAAATGGCAACCTTGGTGTTGGTAATACATCCCCCGGTGCTATTTTTGGGTCAACAATTGTGGCTGGCCCGTCAGGTGGAAGCGGAACTTTGGCGGTTCCCGCGGGTTACATTTACTCTAACACCACAAACGATTTAAAGTATGCGGCTGGCACTACAGCCTCTGGCGCTCATATTTTTAATAGCGCATACAGTGCGGCAGAATATGCCCGTATAGACTCTAGTGGTAATTTATTAGTAGGTACTACAAGTCAATTTAGTTCTGGTAAACTTTGTGTTCAAGTTGCTAATGGTTCAACCACAAACGGAATCTCAATTCAAGACAATGGTTCTAGTGGTTTTGGTTACATTGCTTTTGCAAATGGTTCTGGTTCAACAATTGGTTCTATTGCAAGAGTTGGTACAACATCTGCCGTTTCATACAACACATCATCAGACCAGCGCTTGAAAGAAAATATCGCTGACGCTGACTCGGCTTCGTCTTTGGTGGATGCTTTGCAAGTACGCCAATATGACTGGAAATCGGACGGCTCGCACCAGCGTTACGGTTTCATTGCCCAAGAGCTTGTGACCGTGGCTCCAGAGGCTGTACACCAACCCGCCGACCCAGAAGAAATGATGGCGGTGGATTATTCCAAACTCGTCCCCATGCTGGTCAAGGAAATCCAAGACCTTCGCAAACGCTTGGCAGCACTTGAAGCCAAATAACCTAAAGGAAATATCATGTCAGCAACAATAACTTGGACAACAGATTGGCTATCAACTTCAACGCAGACAATCAATGGATTTACATCTGTTGTAGTCACAGCAGGTTGGAGGTGTACAGGTACTGAAACAGCCAATGGGAAAGAATATAGCAATTCTATTTATGGAACTTGCTCGTTCACAGAGCCTCCTGCTGGAGACCCTAATTTCATACCTTTTGCAAGTTTAACGCAAGCAGAAGTCAACAATTGGGTTTGGGCATCAGGTGTGAACCAGACAGCCACAGAGACTGCAATTAATGCAAATTTAGCATCACAAATCAATCCCGTAGTGATTCAGCCCCCACTTCCTTGGCAGACGGCATGACAAAAGTAATCAAGTTTATTTGTCATCCAATGGTGGCTTTTATAATTGGTTACGCAATGGGAATTTTAATTTCTAAAGGATAAAAATGGACAAAGTAACTTTATCA